GCACTAAATTCGAAGGAAAAGCAGCTACATCGCAACAGTAACCGAGTAACTCCCCACCCCCACCAATCCCCCAGAGTAAGCCTGACAACTGTCGGTGTTTTGCTGTGGGCTAAACACAAGGAAATGAGCATGAGTGAAGCAACCGGCTTATCGATTGTTATCGAAGCTAAGAACGCTCTCGCAGTATTTACCCAGCCTGACCACATCGAATCAATTCTTCAGCAGGTTGAGAAAGAAGTTAATTCGTTTGTTCCAGATGTCAGCACAAAGAAAGGCCGCGACGCTATTGCTTCTCTCGGCTTGAAAGTGGCTAAGACCAAAACGTATTTGGATGGACTGGGTAAGGATCTGGTTACCGAATACAAAGAGGTGCCAAAGAAAATTGATGCCAGTCGCAAGACGGTTCGTGACCGGCTGGATGCACTGAAAGAAAAGGTATTGCTGCCAAAATTAGAGTTTGAGGCCGAACAGGAACGGCTAAAGCTTGAAGCGGTGCGCATTGCAGCCGAGGAAGCTTATTCGGTCATGTGGCAGGAAGCCCACGATATGGATGCTGTTATTACTATCAGAATTGCAGAAAAGGCGGCAGCCAAGAAAGAAGCCGATCACGAAATGGCCCTGCTGATGAATGACGCTTTTGACCGTGACGCCAAAGCGAAAGCTGATGAAGTTGAACGCCTGCGGAAAGCCCATGAAGAATTCATTGCTCAACAGGCAGCAGAGAAAGCGAAACGCGAAGTTGAAGAGAAAGCCAAACGTGACATTGAAGCAGCGGAACAACGTGAACGTGACGCAAAACTGGCTCAGGAACGAGCAGAGCAAAAAGCAGAACAAGACAAAAAGGATGCAGCCGCTAAAGCTGAGCGCGAGAAGCAGGACGCTATCGCAGCCGAGCAACTTAAAGCACAAGAAACCGCTGACCGTATCCAGCGTGAAGCTAAGCAGAAAGAAGATGCTCGGCTGGCAGAAGAGAAGCGTGTTGCTGATGAAGCGGCGGCGCGAGCAGCTAACGAAGCACATCGCAAAACTGTTGGCACCGCCGTGGTAAATGGACTGATTGAACACGCAGGGCTAACCCGCGAACAAGCCATTGCCACTCTCTGCGCGATTAAAGACAGCAAAATTCCTCACACAAATATCCACTACTAATTAAACCGGAGTATCCCATGCATACCTTTTGTATAGCAGGGTGGCCTTGCGTGGGCTGCTCTGAGACTTTGCTCGACCGTATATTCCGCAACGTTAAAAACGCAGCTAAGCGGCTTGTTGAGATATTAAACCAGCGAGGTGAGCCTTAATGGATATCGTAAAAGCACTCCAGCTACTCGCGGTTGATGCTCGCCGCGTTGGTAATAACGACCTGTGGCAAGTTGCCAATTGCTTATTTTATCGGGGGTTGAAATGAACGTATCTCAAATTATGGCTCTCGATAAAATCACAAAAGGATTTGATTCTCGCGATGAAAAAGCGCTGGAAGCGCGTACCGCCGAGCTGAATACCGAAATCAAGATTAAGCACATTGAGGCGCTGTTTAAACAGGTCGGCTTTTGTGACTTAAATCCAAAGGCGCTTCACCTAATGCTTAATAACTCTGACTTCCAAGAAATGGCATCTCAGTTTTTATGGGACTCAATGCTTATTGCAGCGAAGTACGAGCGAGCAATGATGATTGACGGGCATGAGGAGGCGGCATGATGGAACCGGGCCACTATCAAGATATATCAAACGAGGATTATCACTCGGGCCCGGGGGTAAGTAAGTCGCAACTGGATGATGTGGCTATTAACCCCGCAATACTTACATGGAAGAAAGCAGCGCCTGTAGATACGGAAAAGCTAAAGGCGCTGGATATGGGGACAGCACTCCACTGCCTGTTACTTGAGCCTGAAGAGTTCGATAAGCGATTCATCAAAGCGCCAGAGTTTAACCGGCGCACAACGGATGGTAAGGCAGCAGAAAAGGACTTTCTGAAAGAGTGCGAAGAGTCAGGGAAGACCGTAATGGACTTTGAACAGCACCGGAAGCTGGAACTGATGCAAGGGAGTGCAATGGCCCACCCAGCAGCCAGATACTTTTTAGAAGCAGAAGGATACTGCGAATCGTCAATCTATTGGACGGATGAAGAAACATCGGAACTATGCCGGATCCGTCCAGACAAGTTTCTCACCAGCCAATCATAGTAGATGTGAAAAAAGTGGCTGACATGGATCGCTTCTCGCGACACATCGAAGAGTTCCGGTATCACGTACAGGACGCTATGTACCGGGACGGTTATCTCAATCACTTCAACGAATACCCGACATTTCTGTTTATCGCAGTAAGCGAAACCATTAACTGTGGCCGATACCCAACCCGCGTATTTCAGCTCGATGCTGACGATGTTGCTGCCGGGCATGACCTGTACAGAAAGAACCTGCAAACCTATCACGAATGCCGACTCAGCAATGAATGGGGCGGTGTAGAAACCATTTACCGCCCAGCATGGGCAAGGAAAAAGAATAATGACTGACATCGCCAACATAGAACTCAGCAATGAACCCGCCATTACCAATGCAAACGTGGCGATTTTCAGCCCTCAAAACCTGATGGCAATTCAGAATTTCGCAACACTTATGGCAAGTGGGCGATCAACTATCCCGTCTCACCTCGCTGGTAATAAAGCGGACTGTATGGCTGTGGCAATGCAAGCTGTTCAATGGGGCATGAACCCATTCGTTGTTGCTCAAAAGACTCACGTTGTCAGCGGCACCCTGGGTTATGAAGCGCAGCTTGTTAACGCGGTGATTTACGCAATGGCCCCCACTAAAGACCGGATTCACTATGACTGGTTTGGCCCATGGGAAAACGTGATCGGCAAGTTTGCAGAGAAACCATCAAAAAACGGCGGGAAATATATAGCGCCAGACTGGACGTTGGAAGACGAGAAAGGGCTTGGAGTCAGGGTTTGGGCCACGATGAAAGGTGAGGATGAACCGCGCGTTCTGACTTTATTGCTTTCTCAGGCCCAAGTGCGAAATTCCACCCTATGGGCCAGCGACCCGAAGCAACAACTGGCCTACCTCGCTGTTAAACGCTGGTCACGCCTGTACTGCCCCGAAGTTATTCTCGGCGTTTACTCCACTGATGAATTGGACGGAAAGCCAAAGCCTGAGCGAGATGTAACGCCACGCACCAATGCCGACCTGAACAAGATGATCAACACCAAGAAAGCGGAACCAATTGAGGGTGAATTGGAGACGACAAAAGTCGATGAGCGCTCGCCTGATGTCCTGCTCGCTGATTTTACCAGCGCAGCCAGCAACGCCAAGTCAGTAGAAGAGTTAGATAAGTTCTTCAAGTACACCAAGCGCGTCCTGGCAGTCCACCATGACCAGCTCGAAAAAGCCACCGACATTTACGGCATCCGCAAATCAGAGATGGAAGAGGTGCCAATGTGACAACCCCATATGACCATATCAAAGTCGGTTCGATAACCCTTATTTACTCACGAAGTCACCGCGGCTGGATCACCCCTTACAACGAAGTCATTAAAAACCCACTTAAAGCGCAACGGACTGCTGAGCGGATTAACTCAAATCTGAAATTGTCACTTGCTGCCAACGGACTGGCAGCCTAACCCCACCCCATTACCGGCAGTCAATCTTCTGAGGAATAGTTATGTCTGAAAATACTGATTATGACAAAGCATGCCGAGAGATAGCTCGCATTGCAGCAGCACTTGGAATTGTCGATTACAGCGGTGATACCAGTGAGATATTCGACGCAATTATTATCAAGGATGAGAAGCATCAATTTATTGTCGGAGAAACATCCCGCGTAATTGGCGAGCGAAATGACATTAGAGCGGCAATGCATCGAGCATATCATTACCTAATGCTCGGAAGTCATGCTGACGCTGAAAATGCAATTAAATGCGTAACTCATCGTGGAGAGGTGCCAACCCCAGCCACCACTCAGGCGCTTAACGAGATAAAGGCGCAGGGTGTTGAATTGGCAGCCGAGAAAGCGCCATGGCTTTATGGCGACCGACTTGGCGTAAGTGTTGAATCCGTGCCACGCGATGAGCTTGTTAAGTTCGCCGCCAGCCTGAGGGGTAACAACTGATGAATAACATCGAAGAGTTGAAATCAAAAAAACCAGAAAATTTAAAGTCTCGTTCTTCTGTTTCGGCTGATTATGTAACAGATGACAATACCGGTGGTTACTTCGTTGTTGAATGTGGAAATTGCGGCGAGGTTTTCCCAAGTCAAAAATTAGATGGCGGTGGTGCTATCGCTGATTCAGGCGATTATGGAGACGCTTACTGCCCACACTGCAATGAAACAGACCCGGACGAATGCGCTAACGTCGGTCTTGTGTGGAATGTTCAGCAAGCTCAAAATCCGTGCCAGTGA